ATTTCAGCCTTGGCAAAATCTTTCTGTGCTGCATTCTGCCATAGCTTATCAAGTAATGATTTGAAACGAGTATCTTTACTAACCAAATCTTCGACTTGTTTTAATGCTTGTGCTACAGCAGCATTACGAACAAAGTCGGTCATTTGTCCTTTCGGATTTTTATCAGTTCTTGGGTCAATATTCTGTTCAATAGTTGCTTTAATAGCATTATCAACTTTGGTGCTAATATCATTTTGCGCAACATTGAATTTACGTTCATTAAATTCACGTTCACGCTTAGCTAATTCATCTTCACCTTGTTTATTCTCAGGTCTAGTTTGCTGAGATAATGGAGCAGGTGGCGTCCATTTAGTAGTTCCAAAAATAAAATCATGAAGAATAGTTGCAGCATTTTTTAAACTATCATTACCTTTGGCATTTGCTTCGCCAAACATATCTTGAACAGTATACTTAATAAGATTTCCAATAATATGATGGTATGCTTCTGGAGCAACTTTAGATAATGTTGGTAAATAATTATCAACCATTTTATGAAAAGCTTTTTCATCTTTTTTAATATCAGCAATAACATTTTCAATATCACCAGTCTTTAATTTAGACTGTAATTCTCTGTATTCCGTAACTTGTGTAGCTGCTTCTTCAGCATCTTTAATAGTTGGAAATACTTCTGTAAATTTTTGGTCACGATAGTAAGCAGTTTCAAGATATGGAAAATCTTTAAATACTTTTGGATATTTAGCAAGAATATCCTTACGACGAGCAGGAGTCATTAACTCTAACTGCTCATCAGACGGACCTTTTAATTCCTGTTCTAACTCTGCAAGTTCATCATCTACTTTTTCTTCATCTTCTTTATCAGTATCTTCATCAGTCGTCGTTTCTGGTTTCTTCTTATCTTTATCCTCAACTTCTTCTTCATCTTTATCTTTATCAGACGAAGGCTTATCTTTAGGGTCAGTTAAATCAATTACTTCTGTATCATCTTTCATTAAATCATCTAAATAATCTTGAGCAGTAGAAGGATTATTTGTATCCCCACCTACAGCAGTAGGAGCATCAGTAGGGGCAAATAATTTATTGAATTGTAGCAACATCGTTTTCTCCATTCATGGGTGCAGTTTTTTTATTCGTTTGTTTGGGCTTCTCAGCAGGTGCAGCACCTTCACCAGTAGAAGCCATGTCTTCACTAGGAGCAGGAGGTAGAATATTTAATAGATGCTCTTTAGCATGTAATAGAACATTCTCATATCCCGGCTTATTATCAATCTTAGCCTGTCGGCCAGCAGAACTAACTAACCATGCTCTATCAATTTCATATCTAATTACATGATTATCAATTTCAGGTTCTACTGGAATAGATGAATTAAATGGCTGTATAGGCTGTCCAGATAATTCAGCCTGCATCATAGCCATTTCATCCATTGCCATTGGATTAGGTATTGGTTCAGATTGAAGTAATAATTGAATTTCTTCGTATTCTGCTTCAGCATCAGCTTCACCGGGAATAAAGAATTCTGGTAAACCAATAGCCTCACGTAATATTGTTAAATTCTCAGGAGCCATAATAAATTGCTGAATAATTGGACTGCTAGACTGTAGCAGTGTCATTATAACATCTTTTTGCTGTGACCATGTAAGTGGTAAATTTTCGTTAGCTTCTAACTCAACTTTACCAATCTTACCAGCCATTTCAGCCTTACGAATGAATACGTTGTAGAATGAGCCATCTTTACGCTTTTCTACATTACGTTCATCCACTTGCATTTCTTCCATGAATAAATTAATAGATTTACCTAATGAATATTTCCACCAAATCGTAAACATTTTCCAAACATTTTGTAAACGCTGTAATGACTGTGCCTTAGACATAGCGTCTTGGCTAGCAGTCTCACTATTCATTTCACCAAATAAACTAGGCATAGCACCTGATGCTAATTGTCCTAGTTGTTGAATATTTTGTAAGAAAGGCATTACTTCGGCACTTAATGTAGCAGTCTTAATTTCCATGAATGCTTCATTAAGTGTCTTGCCAGATTTTGGTATCGCCGGAAAGATACCACCCGGTAATACTTCCGTTTGTTCATAGGCTTTAAAGTCCAGAACGTTCGGGTCAGCAAATGTTTGACCAATACCATGTTCAATAGTTTGTAAAATTAAACTAACAAAATCAATAATTACTTCCTGTGTAGAAACTAGTGAATCACCAGCAGGACTAAAATGTAAATAGTCGGACATTGGATTGCTAAGTAATGTCCATTTTTCATCAAGGTCTTCTTCACATGCATCGCAAAGAGTTTCACCAACCATTCTAACTAATGCACCTTTAGGAAATAATTTTTTATAAGCCTCAGCTTTATCATCATCTAAATAATTAAAAGCAGCAGGTCGTAACCATACTTGACTTTCAGTTACAACATTCTCAGGAAATTCACCACGATATTGTGGAGATAATCTTCCCCACTGTTCATATTCATCCCATAATTGTCCAGCTTGACCTTTAATATTTTTAAGTAATTCTTTCACACTCTTAGTTTTGAGTGCTTCATATTTTTCAACAGCCATTACGACGTTGATTTCTTTTTCAAGTCGTAATACAGGCACATCTTTCTGCGCACGTGCATAATTAGGAATCTTTACGTATAAACCACCGTAAACATCCATACATACACGAGATTTTGCATGAGTTTTATTACCGACAATCTTAGTAATAATAGACGATTCTCGGCGGACCTCTGGAGTAATTAATTGTTGGCATGATGGGCATACATCCTGACCAATTACATCCTCAATGCCCTCATTAGGCATAGGAGGCGCAATACCTAATTCATTTTCTAATCCCATTAGATACTGTTCATCCTGACCTACTTCCATTGGAACTTCAGGTTCCATAGGCATAGGTTCAGGAGGTGGAACAGCAGCTTCTTCAGGACTTAATAAACTATCTTCAATAGTGTATCCACAATTTGGACACAAAATAATTTCATGTAATTCGTTTGCTTCCTCAGTAACATCAGTTTTATAAGTTCCATATTTCTCATCTGTTTCTGAATAGTTATGGCAAGCTACAAGACCTTCTGTAGCATAAATAAATAATCCATGTAACCAAAGTAATGGAGCATCATTATGACGATAAATTAATTTGCCGATTTTATCACCGGCTTTTGCAGTAGATAAATCTAACGCATTCTCTGCGTCATCTGGAAAGCATGTGACCGGAGGCACCACAATTGATAAAGCAGCAATAATGGACTCAAGATAAGCCCTAAAAATATTAATACGCTTATCATAATAAGCCTGGTCATTATTCTCATCGCCATTGCCCTCCCCACTCATTAATGGAAATACTCTCCAATCATGAGCAGTTGCAGAGAAATAAATATTATTAAGACCTTCCCATAACATTTTTAAACGTTTCCAAGAAATAATCTGACGTTCGCGCACGGCTCTATCCTCGTCATTGAAAAAATCAATGACTGCGAGAATATCCCGCTTTTGCTCGTCAGTTAATGTAATCTTCTTTGCCATTATCTCATACCGAATTGCTGTTTATATTTGGCACGTTCGGCCATCATATCTAATATTTTGTCACTAACACTAGTAGTTGGTCCTGCCATAGAGCGCGAAGCATTATACGCAGCCTCACCACCTTGAGGTATCATTTCAGCAGGCATCATAGGACTAGGTTTTGGCATGATTGAAGGAGTAATACTTTTAGAAGTAGGAACTCTAGCTAAATTACGTTGCATATCGCCAACAAGTGATGCAACATCATCAGCTGTGCCTGCAACTTGTTTAACTGGTATACTATCAACAACATCAATAGTAGGGCCAGCGATTCTACTTACTTTTGAAGCAGCACCAGCAGCTTGTTTAGCTGCACCTGCGCCAAGTAATGCACCAATAATAGAAATAGGTGATGTAAAATCAGAGGCAACATTACCAACACCTTCTGCCATGCCTCCAATTGCACCACGACCCATAGCGTTCATAATATTTGCAGTATTTTCAACTTTACCAAATAAACTATTCGGATTGAACGATGAAGAACCAGCCCTAGGAGCATCAACTTTATTAGCTACAGCTACACCCGCACGTGTAGGTGCATCAGTTAATGGTCTTGTCATAAAGTTATCCGTCCACGTTTGTGACGGACTACTTATTGACTGTTTCTTTTTCTCGTTCTTGTCGGACATTATCCAACTCCGTCTCTAATTCCTTTAATTCTTGGTCCTTATTAATAGTAGAATCAGGTTGTGGAGCATTTGCTCTTAATTGTTGAGTATGACGACTTTCTTGTTCTAACATTTGTCGTCTTACAGCAGTAGGAACAAATGGTAATCTAGTAGTTTGAATAGGTTTAAGATTTTCAACATTAGTTACCTTATCAGCAGGTGCTGTAGGTTTTTCAAGTAATAAATCCATGAGTCTTTCATTATCACGAACCAACCTAGAATTTTCATTAGCCAATGATTCGCAAGATGCACAATATCTATTTTCAGCACGTTGTTCTCTCCTTTCGTCAGCACAATGCTGACAATGAGGATTGAACAACTGATGGAAGAATTTAATCATTAGTGTCTCCTATGGAATCTACTAACCATTCGTGGCGCATTATTAGAAACTAGTGCGCGAGAGTTTCTATAAAAAGCTGTGAAATCTTGGTCTTGTGCCAATTTAGCAATAATAGCTTCTTGCTTTTGAATAATAGCAAATTCGTCAGCAGCTTCATCGAAGTATCTGTCGGCTGCATCAACAATATAGCGAATACCATCATAAGGGTCATCGCCATTGAACTCTTTAACATCTTCAGCTGCTTTATCATTTTTCTTGTCATCGTATGAACAAGCCTTAATAGCTTGAATCAACATTGGACAACAAAATTCATGACCTTCGTGATTATCTTCATCACATTGAAATATTTGTAATTTAGGTAAGTTAGTTTCTTCTTTAACAGGTTCAAATATTTGATGATACGCTTTATATGCTTCTAATCCTTTATTTCTTAATAACCATTGTGCTCGCATTTCATCGAACACTGGCATTTCTGATGCTGGAATTACTGGTCGTTGTTTCCAACGTAAATATTCATGCAATAACATCTTGCCACTAATACGACTACCCGGTGAATTTTTAGTTAATTCAATAGGTCTGCCCAATGCAGTTTCGATTTGTTCTTGAATAGTGTGGTCACCACGGTCTTGAGCCGCTGATTGACAAAATTTAATAACTCTTGGTTTTTCTTTATCAATAAAGTCTTTAACAATTGGCGCCCATACTTCGATGTCAGTCTTGAACCAATATAGTTCCCGGTATACGTATACTCTACGAGAAGGACTGATAGCAGCAAATCCAATCCAACACATAGCAGCATAGCCCCAGTCACCAATAACAATACGAGGCCACCAATTAGGAATGTCAAAAGGTTTAACGACATGTAATGCATGTTCAGGTTCATCAGGATAACGTTTATCTCTAAATTCACTAAATACTTGTCCAAGATATGCTGACCAATCTCCGTAGAGTTTGGCCTTCATTTCGGCATCTGGTCTGCCTTTTAATGATTGTTCATAGTTGGGGTCAATATGGTCTTTATTGTCAGCCTGAGTAGCATGAACGTAAATACGTTTATTGCCACCCTTACCTATAATAATTTTGCCGTAAGTATCCGGCTGTGTTAATAAGAAACGATTAACAGTAAAAGTATGCCCAATACCACCAGGCATTCCTGCCCCCCTAATAACACTGGGTAACCCAGAATTTTTAGGAGCACGTCCACGCTCAAACCCCACATACAAATAGATATACTCAGTAAGCGAAGTAACTTCGTCAGGAGTATATAAACTAATTTCCATTGAATCATAATTATGAACATCCTTTTCATTTTCACACTGGCCTAAGAAAATCATTGCACCAGCGTTACGCATTCCACTACCATATTGGTCAGGTCGTGGAAACGTCCATACACCATCAGTTGCATTATATGTAGCGCCAAATTTAGAATATATGTCTCTACTTCGAGGAATAATTTCTTTTTTTAATTCAGGCATCGTCCTTCGCATAAGGACTTGCTTGAATCTACTATTCTCGTGTAACCTATGCACAATTCCATACATAAGTAACACATCGGACTTACCAGAACCAGCACCACCACCATAGAATGCTTCTTTAACAGTCCAAGGAATACTTAAAAATAAAGCCTGTCGTTTATTAGGCTTCCATTCTACACGGTCGGCCGTGATATTAGTCGGAACTATTAAATCCATTTATTAATTTATTAAAATGCAACACAAATAAATCGAACAATATCTGATGCAGTAAATGCTAATGCTGCACCAGTCGAGATTGTTTGATTCTGAACGGTAACTGATGTCGTAGTTGATGCTTGTTGAACTACTTGTTGGTTAGCACGATTAGCTGCATTAGATGTAATATTTTCTGCATCACAATTCCAGCCAGTAGTAGCAGCAGGCATAGACATTACAATAGTAGTAGCTGTTCCGCCAGTGCCTACGTTTACACGAAATGCCATAGTGCCATTTGAGTTTGGCACAGATGGTGAAGTTCCAGCAGATGTAACAGTTGGAGCTGTAGATGAAAATAAAATTGCACCAGCGCCTGTAGTAACTGAACCAACTTTTATATCAGTGAAACCACTATCATCACCGGCTTTGATTTGTAAACCTGAACCATTAGGTTTAAGTAATAAATTACCTGCCCCTACGCCACCGAAACTTAACATATCACCAGAAGCTAAAGTTAATACATTAGCTGCTCCACGTGATATAACTACGTCTGATGAACCACCGAAACGTAATTGATAAGTGTCTTCAGCAAGACTAAAAGTATTATTGACCATGTCAATAGATACTTCAGTAGTTCCATTATTACCAAAACTAAATGTTTTAGCAGCAGAACGGAAAAATCCCATTGTCGCATCTGCTGAGAAACTGTAAGCAGGTGCAGATGATGTTCCGTCTGGTAATAAATATTGAACAGTAGATGTAAGAGTAGTAGCAGTTAAAGTATTTCTTGCTGTTCCATTAACACAATCTAAAATAGAAGGAGTAGCAGTAAATGCGAAACCAGTAGTTAATGCACCAGTTTCTGCAATACTAGGACCAGCACAAGTTGAGGCAGCAAATGACGTAACACCGGATATAGGTCCACCAGTGTTAACGGTGAGTAAGTTACCATTAGCATCAGTTTTTAATATTCGACTACTAAAAGTTCCTTGACTAATAGGATTAGTTTGAGCAGCGGCAACAGTTACTAAATATCCATTTGCATCAGTTTTGACACGTAATGTAGATGGAGTGCCACTACCCTGCGCGAATAACGTGATACTGAGGCTAATTAAGCCTGCGATTAAAGTAAATTTCCTCATGGTTATTGTCCTGTGTAAACTAAACTAACTGTTCCACCTGCAACCACTACGTCAATTCGTCCACGGACAGCATTTAAAATAATATCAGTAAAACTGATTGACATTCTAACTTTAGTTGCTGCGGCAGATGGGACCATAGTGGACAAATCAATAGGTCCACCTCCTAATGGTGCCCAATCACCTACAGCATCAGTAGCACTAGCAGCTTCTAATGCAAGTTTACCAGTGAGTCCTACACCGGCTACTGCTAAGTTACCAATAATGTCAAATGTATGACTACGTATTCCGTGGTCTGGGCCTAACACTACTGATAGTGTTTCGTCCACAGACTGTGCTGTCATAATTTCAACAGGCACACCCTTCATTGGAGAACATGGTTTATACATTACTCATCCCTTTCGCGCTTGTGAGAGATGGCCGAAGTTCTTTTTCACTTCATTATTCTGAACTTGTTGGTATTACAATCCTAATGCACTACCGTATTGTTTTAAGAACATTAGAAGCATAATAAGTATTGCAACCGCACGCACAACAGTTCGCATAGTTGGGTCAGGCATCTTCTCAGTGATAGCCCAAACAACTACGCATACGATTGTGAGAACGAGAACTGCAATAATGAGAGTTAACATAGGATTACTCCTTCGCCTGTATGACTTCAAACCTTCGTTCGTCAATCATTGTAGGCGCATAGACAAGAAACTGTGGTGCTCTCACACCTGAATTAGCACCATCATTAGCTGGTGTATCATCCATCATTTTAACTACTTGTGCCATATCCTTAGCAATTGCACTAATTTCTCTTGCACTACTAGTAGCAATCTTATCCTTCGTCAAACTAGTCATTGCTCTAGTAAGACGTGTTAGGGCGCTCCCTACGACTTTCTGCTTACGCCCTTTGATATGGTCTGATAAACCATTGTCAGGAGTGTTGTATGTAGCGGTAGAATTAGCTCCGTTGGAGTAAGCAGATACAGAGCTAGGTGAGAGTCCAAGATGTGCTGCAAGTTCTAATGCAGACTTACGCCCTTCTAATTCACTAGTTTCACCAATAATTTTACGTAATGATTCTGGGACGTTTACATCACCTTCTTTACGTCCCGGTCTGGGCATATTAATAATGTCACCAGTGATAGGTATACCACTGTTGTTAACTTCCTTCTCGAAGTCATCATCATTAACTACGCCCATTGGCATAATTACAGCCCCTTCAACATTACTAAAGCACGCTCCGCCATCTGAGTATCCATTCCACAATCTTTCAATACTTGTAATACTTTGAAATCATTATCGAACTCAATTTTCTTATTATTCAAAGCAGCATTCGCTTCGATATTTCGCCTAATCTGTGCCTTAACTTCAGGACTTAAATCAGTCACTGATTTCTTTTCAGTAACTTCCTTCGCGCTTTCATTAACTACAACTGCATCAGGAGGAGGTTCAGCAGTAGATGTAGTTAATGTAGGAACTTCAGCTTCAGGGGTAAATGATGTAGGTTTGGCAGGAGATAGTGACTTTAGTTTCTCAGTAAGCTCATCTTGTGGTGTTGACATACCATTAACTCCTGAGTCGTATTCGACTAATAATATTAATCGAAAGTTCAGCGGTCCTGTGGCTTCAGGGACACAGTAACACATAACCGACTGAAAGTCAAGGAAATAAAATAACTATAGTATTATAGGTATGGGGTATATGGAACTAAAATATGGGACCCTTTATTATATTATTCTATAGTATTTTTGAGAATCAGACATATGCGTTCAACCTGCAAAATCTGTGCCATGTATGGGACCCGCTTAGGACGGGTATACCAGTATGTACCTTACCTGCACACAATATTATTGTGTCAATCTTGCCACATGCCGTGGTAAAAGTAACACACGTTAAGTCCTGTCCTGTCAACAACTTACCAAATTGCCGTGTCAAGTTTGCCACACTAATATTGTAGACGCCCATAAGACTGCGCGAATCAGGCCGGAATACGAGCACTGTCAATTGGCACGTCTACTGCATTATGATATGGCATGGCGGTATGACCCGCCGGTTAGGAGTCTAGAATGAAGTCATTAGTCGGCAAGTTCACTTTCACGGTCCCCGAAGGTCACGCACAGGCCGGTCAGACCATCGAAAAGCCTTTCGAGTATTCTGTCGTTGAGACGGATACGGAGGCAAACGCTGTTCTGACGGAAAAGAAATTGTCACTCATCGAGCTGGTGAATGACAATCTCAAGAAAAATGCGCGCAGCAATGCATATCAGGCTGCTACGCTTGTGTATCGTCCGTCGGAAGTTCCTGTGGAAGACATTTACGAGCGTATGCGTCGCGACGCTATCCGCACCGGAATGTCAGAGGAACAGGCCAATGCTTTCATCGAGTCGTTGAAGGCAGCCAAGCAGTAACCGTTGAGACACTGGGCCGGGACTACATATCCTGGCCCAATCTCTTTATCCTTCCGCGCAAGTTCCACGCCATATAATCCCACATTTACGCCAGTAGCTTAGGGCATAACTTAGGGTATGTGTTTCGGCTAACGCCGAAAGTTTATCGCTTAGGGTCTAATTATAATATTATAAACTAATAATACTACATAATTTTCAGAGCTTTCTGCTGATTCAATAACGTTTGAGACGGGCGCAGAATAGGCCGCCGCGCTTCATTAAAAGACCGCTATAAAGACTTGACCTAAAGCCGCTATCTAACTGACCCGTCAAGCGCGAGTGCCTTAAAACCGCTGAAATTCAGCTTACAATCTATTACGACTATACGAATATAATATTATGTAAGTGATTCTGTAGTTTAAACACTGTCTCAATAGATACGATAAAGGTCATTTTAGGGTCCGATTGACTATAATATTAGCGTATCTCAGGTCTTTCCTCCCTGTTTCCCCCCTAATCCCGTATCGTTTCCTATGCCTTTCCTACCTGCCTAATTCGAGCTAACTGGAGTAGAA